CTTACAGCATCTATCTCGCTTCGTGACATAGTGTTTCCTGTGTATGGCATTAATTGTCTCATAATTTCCACAGTCACTTCTTCGTCTGTAAACGCTGCCACATCACGCTCATTTAAACTTTTGACAACATTCTCAGCAATTTTAGGTAACAACTCAGGAGGCGCTCCTTTAGCTGCGGATCGACTAGCCATTTCTCCGCCTTCTTGCATACCTCTAGCCATACCGCCTTCTAATTCTTCTATAGCACCGCCTAATGATGCCTCTATTGGTTTTCCACCAGATAGCTCAGGAATAGTGCCCTCTGGCAATAAACCAGCCATTTTAGCGAAGTTACCTAAACCGCCAAACATACCGCCGCCGCCTCCGCCGCCGCCGAAGAGTCCACCTCCGCCACCACCAGCTCCAAAACCGCCTCCGCCGCCGCCAAAAAGACTAGATATGTTGCTTGTAAATCCTGTGCTACCACCACCAGCTGCGATGTTACGCAAATTCTGTAACTGTTGTTGATCCATAGCTGCCATTTCTTCTGGCGTTAAACCAGCTAAAACTTGTTGTGCTTGTTGTGCCTTTTGAAAAGCCTCTACTTGGCTTGCAGTACCGCTACCTAGTCCCAATCGATTCGCAAAACCTTTGCCAGCTTCCGGACCTCCCATAAAAGTTGATCCTGTTTGACCAAACATACCGCCACCAAGTAAACCTGATTTAGTGGTCAAGGCATCGGCTATACTTCCAAAACCTCCAGCTGTTCCGCCAGCAATGGGAGATATGCCAGGTATGCCTAGTTTTGCTATACCACCTAGAGCGGTGCTTGCTGCACTTCCTAACGTGCTTGCTACTCCGCCCAAACCTACTTTAGTTAAAGCTGATCCGGCCAAACCTCCTATGCCACCTAAAGCAGCTCCTAATGCTGTACCAACACCAGGTATAAACATAGCAACAGGAGCTACTTTTTTTACTACCTTTTTTAATTTTTTTCCAATCTTTTTGAAGAAACCATACTCTGGTGCGCCAGTTTGTGGATTCAAGTTTGCAATACCTGAACCGGCTACATAAGCCTCTGGATCCAAACCGCTCTCTACAAACTTTCTTTCTACTGCGGCCTCGAACTCAGGATCTTCCATGAACTGAGGAGCTAAAATAATTTCACCAGGAGTTAAGTGAGCTAATATTGTGTCTTCACCTGTGCCAGCTGCTTGTAAGGTATTGGTGAGCTCACCTAAAGGCGCTTGGCTCCTTGCTGACGCTTGCTCTAAAAGTCCACGCAAAGTTTTTTGTGCCTCTGGATCCTCTTCACCTAAAGGACCTAACGACGGCATAGGTGCTGGCATACTTGGCTGTACCATACCGCCCTCTAATTCGATGGGTTGTCTTGATAAAGTTGACTCTGGCACAAGGTCACGAGGCAAGTAAAGTCCCTCTGTTCTATCCTCAATACCATTTAGGTTTGCATCCCTGTATTCCATTGTCTTTATAGGATTTATGGTCATGCCCTCTGGTATTGGTGATCCATCCATCATGGTTGGGGTTGGCATTTCAATCGGAGGTTGTCTTAACCTGTCTAACGGACTTAAAGGGTTTATTGGTTTTGTAATTGTTTTAGGCGGCAAGTCTGTAAGAGCTGTCGCGCCGCTCAGTGGTGGTAATTTATATACTGCTCTTAAACTGTCTTCTAATGCACTCATGGCGTACTCACTGTTACTGTTCCTATACTCATTGTAGCAGACAATCCAGTCAAGTAAGTTTGATGTTCGTATAGGTTCCTAAATTCAGTGCCATCAAACGCTTGGTGAACCTCTGTTGTAGAGTTAAATATAATCGCTCCTGTTGCAAATTGCAATTCGCTAATCTCTGTTGAATTGAAGACTTGTATAGCATCTGGATCAACGGAGCCTAGGTTAATCTCTAATATTCTAACTAATCGGTTAAATGTGTCCGCACTAACAGTTTGACCTTCGGCTAAAGGAAGTCTTGTTTGCAGTAGTTTACTCACCTATCTTCTACCAGATGGTTGGACTTCTACCCTTGTGTTTCCCAGCCTCCACTTGTAATTTTTACGATCAGTTTCGGTATTGTCGTCGTCGGATTCAAACCGCAAAACAAACTGCCTAGTACGAGATCGGAGCGAGCCAAACGTACTGCTGGCTGTTATTTGTGTGGTTGAGTCTGTAGATAGAGTTTGATTGCTGAAATCTCTCCTCTTCACCACTATATTGATAGCTGGGTTTTGGCTGGTTCCTAAATCATTTACAAACAATATATCAGGCAACACTCGTTTCAAAAAAACAAAGTTATCACCATCACCAACATCAATATCAGCAGACTCCACAAAGACACCATCCATAGCGCCTGTGTCATTATTAAAACCTTTTTCGTGTTCGTAGATGTATTTAGTTGTAGAGTCTTCACCAGCTGCTAGAGGTTTATCTAACACCCCAGCCGCAAGCCAACTATATCTTTCTAAAGATCCTATGCTCCAGCTATTCTCTTCGTAGTTGTAAATTACATATCTGGATATCTCATTTTCATTGTCCGCCAATGAAGGGTAAAAAAACCATACCTCAGAAAACTCCTCATTCAATCCAGCGAAACATTTAAACGCTTGAGATTCGTCAAGATCTGAGAATACATAGTCTTGAACAGAACAAGGTAGTTTCTGAACAGCTCCGTTATAAAAGTAAAATCCTTTTTTGGACATGAAAAAGACACCTCTAGGACTGCTTACAGCGGCCTTGGGGCCTAACAAACCAGCTCCTTCATTGATAAGATTTATTGCAAACGTGAGAGGTGGACCAATAAAATTCATTGAGTAAAGCGAGGTATCTGTCCACACCAATATCTCCTGTCTCGATTTAAGGCCACCTATGATTGCAGATCCCGAAGATAATCTTAAAGATCCAGCCGTATTGGTGGTAAGTGGCTCAAAATCCAGTGCGTTTTCTTGGTCACTAAATGCAATCAACATAGGATCTACAGTGCCAGTCCTAGAGCTACCGCTAATAGGATCAGCTCCTAATACTATCAGATGCCTGTCTGTCTCTGATGTTATTACTTGTAAGCCTACAGTTGGCACTAAATTTGCACCTGTGATGCCAGATAAGGCTACGGCTCTTGTAGAGGTGCCATCGCTTTCTCTCCATCTAAATATACCGCCACCTCTAACATTAATTATCAAATCTTCGCCAAAGTTATCGTGTGTCCACAAACGCAACTGATTTACAGCAGACAGAGACGTTGAAGAACCCCAGCCACCAGCTCCCCATGTCCCGACACCCCAACCAGTAGCGGCAACAAAAAATTCTGTTCCAGAGTTAATCTGATAAACCGAGTCTGTAGCAGATCCGCCATTACCAGAGTCACTTGCGTTAGCAGTTACAGTCGTTCCAGCAGTGTCTTTTGCTGTTATAGTATAAGTGTTAGTTCCCGTTACTGTATCTATTTGATATTCTTGATTAAGCACAGCCGCCGTTACATTACCGCCCAATGACACAGCACTCGAAAATGTCACAAAATCTCCATTTACGGCACCATGGCTATTGTCTGTGACTGTAAGAGTCGAAGATCCGTTTGTTGCGGCGAATGTGGTAGAGTTTGTAGTAGTTGTTCTTATTGGAGTGACATCATTGTAAGTGCCACCCTCCTCTATATAGTATTTGTTTGTAGTTCCGATTCCCAAATACTTAGTTCCTTCGAGAGAGATCCAGGAGTGTAGTGCTCTTGCCGAGCCTATAATAGAAGAGGGTGAGAATTTTTCCCAACCACCAATTTTTTCTACCCGACCTTTTCTAAAGCGTATCTTATCGCCGTCAACCCAACCTCCCTCATTGGAGTAGTCGGTTTCTTCCTTGTTGATTCCGGGTTTAAAATTTAGTTTGGTTAGAGGCATAGATAAATTCTAGCATATCTCAATGCGCTCTAAGCTAATCTTATAATAGCTCCAGTAGCCGTTGCAGCTGGAAATACGATTGTAAAGTCTCCAGCTGTTGATGTTTTATCACCACCGAAATCTATGGCACAAACCGCTTTGTTAGAGTTGGTTGTGTTATAAATTAGACAACCTCTGGCCGTTATTGTTGCAGTGCCAAAAGTTAAATCTGCAAAATCCACTATGGCTGTAGTGCCAGATGTTGATGGTGTAACATTCGTAAGAGCGCTTCCACCAGAACTATAGTTAGTACCAGATGCTTGACCTGTGGTTACAAACGCAGTTGTAGTAGCACCCAAAGTAGCTGAACTCGTGTAAAGTGCTAGTTTGAATGAGTCTGCTCCATTCGTAAAATTGTGTCCTTCAACAAGCAACTCTTGTTTGAAACTTGTGCATATTGCCGATGATATTGCCATTATAGCTCCCTCAATATTTTAGCCATGTCTTCATGGCCTTGTTCACTTAGTATATTCGAGTAAGTCGTATTTTGCGACTTAATCGCGTTTTTAATAGTATATAAGATTACAGTATAAACTTGGTTTTGGAAAGCTAGAGCTTGTTGCTTTATATGTTCTGGTGCGTTATCCGATATGCTAACAATTTTTTTTGTAGCTTGCGCTGCCCAAAACTCAGGATCGTGTCCTTTATTTTTTGTGGAGTGTACTTCGATATTACCTAATACAAAATCACCTTGGTTTGTCATAATTACCCCTTATAAGGCTCTGGAGGCACTACATCTTCGTTTATTTTTAAGCCGTATTCCTCTAATTGATTATTGATTTCATCAAAAGGCCCAATGATAAATCTGCCCTCATGGGGCACTGCAACCAAAGGTTTGTCTAGTCTGTGAAAGCCATACAGTTTTTCCGTTGCTGGCACATTGGAATCTAAAACAGTAGATCTACCACTTATACCTACAATAATGTCCTCGCTCATACATTTACTTATCCAGAACTCAACACAAGCTCTACCCGCTTCCGCAAAGTGCATATTTTCTTTGTAAGAAAAATCTATACCAAACAAATCTATTCTAGCCACTTTGTTATACAAAGCGTATGCTATAGCAAACGCTACTGTATTGTTCATGTAAGCGCATTTTGTAGCGTTGCATACCTCTTCTACAGGATATCTGACTGGATTTTTTATTCTAGGATCTTCTTCACAAGTGTATATTGGCACATCTGATTCAGACATGAGTTTTATCATCGCTTTGGTTTGCTTGCCCGCATCATCTGAGTCAAAAAATCTACTTGCTGGATCTAATGCAAAAATCCTATCAGCCGGATAAACCAAACCAGCTGAATTAATACACCATATTTCGTCCCATTCTCTTGAGTTTTCGAGTCCTATTGCAAAATCGACTTGTGACACACCCAAGCCAATTAGTGCTACTGTTTTACCTTCTAAATGTTCTAATACCATTAAGTCACGCTAATGCGGACAGAATCGTATCTATACTCGTCGCGTGTGCCACGACCTTCTGATATATTTTTCATACGAGCTATCGCCTCCTTGAATCGCCCCTCAAACTGAGCAACGATTTCGGGCGGCTCTTTCAGAAAGATTGCTCCTTCTACTAAAGCTCCGTACAACAACGCATCTGCGTAATCCGAAGATAACGTCGTCGTCCCACTGTCACTACCATTGGTTAAAGAGACTGGTTTGTTTAAATAGTGCAACTCTACAGTGTAGGCTGCATCCGGTATTGGTGAAATTTCAAAAGAAGTTTCATCAAATAAAGAATAATATTTAGGTGTGCCCTGTGTTGTTCCAGGTGAAAATTCTTTGATAAACGACGGGTGTTTGTAATCAAGATAAATTTCATCTATCTCCCCTTC